ATGGGGAGTATTTCTAAATGAGCGAACCAACAACTACAACATCATCCTTCTTAACTCAATTAAAAAGCGGATGGAGTTCCCTGACCTCAAGAAGCTCTGTCTTGAGCAATATAAGGAATGGCAACCCGATGCATTCATGGTTGAGAAGAAATCCAACGGGTCAGCCCTCTATCAGGAGTTCCGACGTATGGGCATCCCCGTCGGAGAGTTCACCCCAGGAAAAGGACAAGACAAAATAGCTAGGGTAAATGCTGTATCAGATTTATTCTCATCAGGGATAGTCTGGGCTCCTGACCATCGTTGGGCCAGGGAAGTGATTGAGGAGTGTAATGATTTTCCTAGCGGAGCCAACGATGATTTGGTAGACTCGACAACATTGGCTCTGATGCGGTTCAGGCAGGGGGGATTTATTCGCCTGCCAAATGATGAGCCAGATGACGACTTCTTATTCAAGTACCGAAAGAAAGCGGCGTATTACTAATGGCAACGCAGAAGTTCATGGGTCGTGGACAGTTGATTAACCGGTTGGCAGCGCAGGTTGGCAATCGTGAGTCGGCTATTAAGATCCTACAAGAGCGGGGTCAGTTGAAAGCAGACGGGAAAACTTTTACTGCTGAAGGCAAGAAACGCAACGCCATGACCGCTGAAGAACGGGCAAAAGATAGAGCGTCAAAAAGATTAGGTAAATCAACCAAAGATTTCACCTACGACCCCCGCACAAATGCGGCAACTTTAAAGAAGAGATAACCATGGCAATCGTTAAATCATTAGGACAGGCCCCGCTTGGGTTGGATCAGTTGGCTGACGATGAGGATGAGGATCAGGAACCTGATTTGGAAATAACTATTGAAGACCCAGAAGCGATAGATATTAATGCAGGCGGGGTCAATCTTCTACACATGAATAAGGAAGATGATGAGATAGAGTTTGGCGCTAATTTGGCTGAATACATTCCTGAAGGAGAACTTCAGAGTCTGGCTAGTGAGTTGGTAGCTGACTATGAGAGTGACGTTGCCGCCCGTAAAGATTGGGTACAAACTTATGTCGATGGCCTAGAACTATTGGGCTTGAAGATAGAAGAAAGATCAGAGCCATGGGAAGGCGCTTGCGGCGTCTATCACCCACTACTGTCAGAGGCGTTGGTCAAGTTCCAAGCTGAGACAATGATGGCAACATTCCCAGCCATGGGGCCCGTGAAGACAAAAGTCATGGGTAGAGAAACTACAGAAAAGAAACAAGCTGCCGAGCGTGTGGCAGATGATATGAACCATCAGTTGATGGACGTCATGCAAGAGTATCGCCCCGAGCACGAGCGCATGTTGTGGGGCTTGGGACTATCAGGCAATGCGTTCAAGAAGATTTATGAAGATCCTTATCTTGAGCGTCAAGTGTCTATCTTTGTGGCGGCAGAAGATGTGGTTGTCCCCTATGGGGCTTCTAGCTTACAGTCATCTCCTCGGGTCACGCATGTGATGCGTAAGACAGTTCACGATATCCGTCGCTTGCAGATTGAAGGTTTTTACCGAGACATTGATCTAGGTGAACCTGTACAAGTCATGGATGAGGTTGAGAAGAAGATTGCTGAAAAGCTAGGCTTCAAAGCTACATCTGATGACCGTTACAAGTTGCTAGAGATGAGTGTAGACCTTGATCTTCCAGGGTTTGAGCATACAGGCAAAGATGGTGAACAGTCAGGGCTGGCTCTTCCCTATATTATTACCATTGAGAAGGGAACCAACAATGTACTATCTATTAGACGTAATTGGAAAGAAGGTGATAAGAAGCATAAAAAGCGTCAGCACTTCGTTCATTACGGCTATATACCTGGTTTTGGTTTCTATTATTTCGGTCTTATACATCTTATCGGAGCTTTCGCAAAGTCTGGTACGTCTCTTCTTAGGCAGCTTGTCGATGCTGGCTCATTGGCTAATTTGCCTGGTGGATTCAAAACACGCGGACTTAGAGTCAAAGGAGACGACACTCCCATAGCACCTGGAGAATTCCGTGACGTAGATGTTCCATCAGGAACCATGCGTGACAACTTGATGCCTTTGCCTTATAAAGAACCTAGCCAAGTATTGATGGCACTCTTAGGGCAGATCGTAGAAGAAGGCAGGAAGTTTGCAGGAGCCGCTGATCTTCAAATCAGTGATATGTCTGCACAAGCTCCAGTAGGTACTACACTTGCTATCCTTGAGAGAACTCTTAAGACAATGAGCGCTATTCAAGCGCGTATCTACTACTCAATGAAGCAAGAGTTCAGACTCTTGAAAGAGATCATCGCTGAGAATTGCCCAGAAGATTACCCATACGATCCAGTAGAGGGTAGCCGTCATGCAATGAGGTCAGACTATGAGAGTGTAGAAGTTATTCCAGTAGCTGATCCCAACGCCTCTACTATGGCGCAGAAGGTGGTTCAGTGGCAAGCTGCGATCCAGTTGGCACAGACCGATCCACAGATCTATGACATGCCATATCTACATCGTCAGATGTTGGATGCTATGGGTATCGCGAACTATCAGAAGCTCATACCTCTACCAGAAGATATGAAGCCACGCGATCCTGTGACTGAGAACATGAACGTGTTGATGAACAAGCCTGTAAAAGCGTTTTTGTATCAAGATCATGAGGCACATATCAAGGTGCACATGGCCTTGGGGCAAGACCCGCATGTACAGCAACTGCTGGCGCAGAGTCCAGACGTAGCGCAGAAGATCACGTCTGCGATGGAAGCTCACATGGCTGAACACTTGGCCTATGAGTATCGCAAACAGATCGAGCAACGCATGGGCATTGCGCTTCCTAAATATGATGAGAACGATGAGGACGATCAAAATGCAGAAGCTATCCCGCCAGAAATTGAAGTACAAGTCTCTCAAATGGCTGCTCAAGCTGCGCAACAGCTTTTACAGCAGCATCAACAAGAAGCCCAACAGCAGAAGAACCAGCAAACCGCTCAAGACCCCATAATTCAGATGCAGCAGCAAGAGCTCCAGCTGAAAGCCCAGAAGCAACAGATGGATGCTCAACGCGATCAAGCTGAGTTGCAGATCAAACGCGATCAGTTGCAGATTGAGCGTGACCGAATTAATTCGCAAGCACAAGTGGCTGGCGCACAGTTGGCAGTCAAGTCAATCAGCGAACAAACATCTCGCGAGCACAAGTCGCAGGTTGAAGGGTTCAAGACAGGCATAGATGCGATCAAGCATCACAAAGAGTTACTGCTTAAGAAAGATATAGCCGAACATCAGGCTAGCGCGCAAAAAGAAACTGCTGCAAAGCAGACGCCACCTAAAAAGGATGAGTAATGCAAGTTGACCAAGCATTCAAAGTATTGCTACAAGAGATAGACGGAAAGATAGATCAACTCCAAGAAGCGATCAGCGACGGAAAAGCTGAAGACTACGCCGAGTACAAAAGAGTTTGTGGTGAGGTTCGTGGCCTCCTTACTGCACGCAGTTACATAATTGGCCTGAACAAACGACTAGAGGAATCGGATGACTAATCTGAACATGGACTTGGCAGTGGATTTATCCGCGTTAATGGATAAAACAGGGGAGGAAAAAGCAAAGCAGTTACCAAAGCCGTCAGGCTGGAAGATTCTGTGTGCTATTCCTGAAGTAGAAAAAGAGTTCGAAAGCGGACTGATTAAAGCCGATGAGACCATTAGGACAGAAGAAGTTCTGACTACTGTTCTTTTTGTGGTGGACTTGGGGCCAGACTGTTATACAGACAAGACCCGTTATCCATCAGGCCCATGGTGCAAGAAGGGTGACTTCATCCTTGTAAGACCTAACTCGGGCAGCCGTCTAATCATTCACGGCAGAGAATTCCGTATCATCAATGAAGATACCGTTGAGGGAGTTGTTGACGATCCTCGCGGAATTAAACGCAAATAAGGAGCGTACAAATGGCAGAAATACAAGTCGAAGAATTTAAATTTCCCGACGAGCTAGAACCCGATACAAAGGCGCAAGAGAAAGACAATGCTGATGAGATAGAAATCAATATTGTTGACGATACTCCTCCTGAAGATCGAAATGTCGAGCCGTTGCCCAGCAACATCAAAGAAGACTTGGAGACGCTCGATGCGTCTAAAGAGTATTCTAAAAATGTAAAGCTCAAGTTTACACAGTACAAGAAAGCTTGGCATGATGAGCGTCGGGAAAAAGAGCGAGCCTTGCGTGAACAGCAAGAGGCGCTTAACGCTGCCCAGAGGATTTTGGACGAGAACCGTCGTCTAAAGGAGATGCTCCACTCTGGAGAGAAAGAACTTTTAAGCACCTACCAGACATCTGCTGAGATGGAAGTAGACAAAGCTAAGAAAAACTATGTGGAAGCATACGACTCTGGAGACGCTAGCAAGTTGCTTGAAGCGCAACAAGAGTTGATAGCCGCAAATTTAAAGCTTGACAAAGCCAAAAATTTCAGGCCAACTATGCCAAACCCTCAAACTGAGGCGCCACAAACTATACAAAAACAGGCCCAGCCTGCACAGCAGTTAGATCCAAAAGTCGCTGCTTGGGTATCTAGGAACACTTGGTTCACAGACCCCAAGAAAAAGTCGATGCGTAGATTCGCTGAAGGAGTCCACGACGAGCTTGAAGAGACTTATGGTAAACAGTTTATCGGTACGGATGAGTATTACAAACGTATCGACAGTGAAGTTCAAAGTCGGTTCCCAGAAGAATTTGACGTTCCTAACGTGGAGGAAAAACCTGCACGACAAAAAGCCAGCAGCGTAGTTGCCCCAGCGTCACGTGGTTCTGCTCCTAAAAAGGCAGTCACATTGACAAAATCGCAACAAGCATTGGCTAAAAAGTTTAACTTGACCAACGAGCAATATGCTCGTGAAGTCCTCAAATTGGAGTCCTAAAAATGGCAACAAACAGATTGCAGCGTGAATTAGAAAGTAGAACTTTGACGGAGCGTCCCAAGCAGTGGATGCCACCCGAACTCCTACCGGAACCCGATAAGGAACCAGGTTTTGCTTACAGATGGATTCGTGTTTCGACTCTGAACATGTCTGATCCTCGCAATATTTCATCAAAATTGCGCGAAGGTTGGGAACCTGTGACGATCGAAGAACAACCAAAATTTAGACTGCTAGCTAGTCACGACGGTCCCTTCGCGGGGAACATTGAGATTGGCGGGTTATTGCTTTGCAAAGCTCCAGAAGAATTTGTGGCTCAACGTGCTGCTTATGAGGCCAAACAGACACAAGCTCAAGTGGAGGCTGTAGACAATAACTTACTGCGCCAAAGTGATCCAAGAATGCCGATCTTCCAAGAGCGGAAATCTTCGACCACATTTGGTAGGGGTTCTTAAATTTTTAGGAGTTTTCTATGGCATATCCTAGCGTTCCAGCTGTATACGGGTTAAAGCCCGTCAGCCTGACTGGTGGTAGATCATATTCGGGTTCTACCCGTATGGTTCCTATTACTTCTGGTTATGGCTACAACATGTTCTACGGCGACGTAGTTCAAATTTCCAGCGGTCAATTGGCTGTTACCACTCTTGGTGCAGCTAACTCTCCAGTAGCTGGCACTATCGGTATCTTTACCGGTTGTGAGTACACCAACTCTAGCGGTCAAGTAGTCCGTGCTCAATATTGGCCCGCCAATTTGGTCACTAACTATGCAGTTGCTTATATCGTTGATGATCCTCAAGTCGTCATGAAGGCAGCCTTCCAAACCCAAAGTACATCTTCAGTGAGCAACACTCCTGGAACCACGGTTGGTTATATCAACCCTGCGTTCATTGGTTCAAATGCTTTCTTGATTACCAACGGTTCTAATGGCGGTTCTGCTTCTGGTAACACCAACACTGGTGATTCTGGAATGGGCTTGTCTGGTAGCTACATTACTGGTACTACTCAAGGTAATGCTCGTACCACTGGTACAGCACCCTTCCGTATTATCAGCGTGGTTCAAGATACATCAGTGGTTGTTTCAGCTACTGGCTCATCTGCAACTTCGACCATTACATTGTCTTCAGCTAATTCAGCGATTCAGCCTGGTATGCAAGTTATTTGCACTGCCTCTGGAGCAACGAACTCAGCTCAAGGTCAATATAATTACGTGACTGCTGTGACTGGCACTGCTGTGACTGTAGCTAACGCTATTGGCACTACAGCTTCTGGTTCAACATACAGTTTTATCGGTTTCCCTGAAGCATTAGTACAATGGAACTTCGGTTACCATAGCTACTTCAATGCCACTGGCGCTTAATAAGGAGTAACTTAAATGGCTGCTATTTCACGTGCACAACTATTA